CCTATTCTAATAGTGTATATCTAACCTAAATTAGATAACTGCTGTTGCGTCTGATACGATTGCAACACCGTAATCATCAAACAATTCACTTACACCGTAAGCCATTGAACCTACGATTTCTAATGAACGTTTTGAAGCATTACGCTCTGTTTCAATTCTCATTGAACGCTTGATCATTAAACCAAGAGCATCACGTGTCATTACTGCACCATAGTATGCACCTGCTGAGTCACCGCCTGTTACAACAGTTGATTCAAACACGTCAATACCTGCAATTCTTCCAATGAAGCCGTTTAACAATGCTGTGTTACCTACATCACTTAGTGAGTGTGACATAGTTGAACCAGCGTTAGTTAATTGGTTCTTTAGGTCGTATGCTTGATATGGGTGTAACACACAAGCAAAGGCACCGTTTTGGTCCGCTTTCTTTGCCTTAAGTGTTGCCGCAGCCTTGAATAAGTCTTGGACTGTAACAGCCGCTGAAGTCTTATTAACAACGCTTGAGAAACCACTGAATAAACCTGCTAGGTCAGTGTCTAGTTTCTCAGCCATAGCCGCACCTAACTGACGTCCAACTGCTGCCGCAACGTCTTCACTTGCTGACTCGTTTAATAGGTCAGTAAGTTCAACCATTACACCAACTTCTGATGCAGTGATTTCTTTCTTAGTTGTTGCGAAAGCCGTGTTGCTTAGGTCAATTCCATCTGCAACAGAAGCCGCAGCCACTGCTGGATAAATTGGAACCTGTGCAGTTAAGCCTGGTGTTCCTGTCATATCGTAAGTTCTTACGAGAGGACGGATAATAGATTGTTCGTTCAGTGTAAAGAGTGCTGATTGAACAATGTTGGCGTAAAGGGCTTCACCTGAAGCCGCTGAGCCTGTTTTTAGTTCGTCTGCCATAATCGTTCTCCTTTAGATAGCAAATTAAAGAATAACCCCTTTGCTTCGCATTATATTTCTATACTGCTTACGATGTTCTGGGTTATCCATATTAAGTTTAGTAACATCGTTATCTACCACAGGAGTCTGCTTGCCTACACCTGATCCAGTTCCAGAACCATTTGGTCCTGCTGAAACAAAATGCGGATTAGCACTAAGGAATTCATTTACCAAGTTTGATACTTTTAATGGTTCTCCATTATCATCATATCTTACCTGTCCGTTCGTATCTACAACATCAACACCACCCGCTTCATTCAGTTTCAAGTTGCCCTTTAACAGTGAAACCACCTGTTGTGGATTTACTGCTCTTTGGCTACTTGCTTCATTAAGCAGTGTGCCATCTACCTTGATAGAGTGAAGTTCTTGTTCGTATGTTTGAATTTTTGAATTGAACTTTTCTGCCTGTTCCTTCAAAAGTTTCTCATACTCTCCACGCTTTTCCAACTCTTGTTGTTTGCGTTTGTCTTCTGCTTCTACCAACGTGTTGTAATGGTCCAAATCAACATTTGAGTATTTCTTCTCAAACTTTGCTTTTTCCCTTGCCACTCTTTCAGCAACAATGCGATTCACATCGTCCTGTGTAAGTGTATTTGTATCCCTAGCATCCTGTGTTGCTACCTGCTCTTTAACCTCTGGTTGAGATGCAGTTGTCTCTGTATCATTAACCGCTGTGTTTTCTGCGTCCATTATCTGTCCTCTTTATAATTGGTTGAGTTCTACCACCTGCCCTCTAATGGCAGTATGTTCTATTATTTATGCCTTTGGGCACAAATTCATTTATTTACGGCGTCTTCCACCGCGTGAAGAAGTCTTTTTCTTGTCCTTCTTCTTTTTTCTTCCGCCTCTCATACCTGGCATATCGCTCTCCTTTTAGTCTTCCCAGCGAAAAGGAACTATTTCCTTTTTTCGTTCTAGGATTTCTTTTCTACGCACCTTGCATAGTTTGGCAAGTTCTAGTAGATTGTTTCTTGCCCTAACACCTGCTGCCTTGGAGTCCTTGACTTCAAAACGCCAAATGTTCTCCTTGTAACTTTCAAAGATTTCTCTGATCTGTTTCTCAGTTTCTTCTTCATTTACAAAGTCTCTGTCAGGTATAAACTGACCCATCTACTGCTCCGTTCCGCTCCCAGAGTTAAAAAGTTGTGCTAATTCTGGATGTGTTGCAAGTATCTCTTCATCAGTGTAACCTGCTTCCAACATTTCACGCATATGCATCACCATATCATTAACATTGGTGATAGGTGCGTGTGTTAGTAGATTCTTGTCAGGCTTGTTCTCTGCCTTCCATTCAGCATACCATTCCTTGACATCCTCGTATGGCATTTCAGTGATTGTTTCCAACAACATCTTGTCAATCTTGTCAGTAATCATCTTGTCTTCTGGTGCAGTTTCCTTAGCCATCTTAAGCATCTGCACATCATTAACCTTGTCCTGTATTGAGAATGAGCGTGGATATGTAACTTCACCATCCCATACTGCGCCTTGATACTGTGCCCATAGTCTCCAAATTTGTTCTTCTGCGTGTTCTAGATTCATTGCAAAATCTGCCAGCCTTGCATTTAGCATTTGGAATTCTGTCTGTAATCCCACTCCTGACAATCTACGACTCTCAACGGAGCGTATGCCTCCAAGTGAAGCCATTCTATCAATGGATTCAACTTTCTTTTCAATTGCACTTAACACTGCCTCAATTGAAGCACCATCTGGTTGCAATAGGTAAGGTTTCAAGCCTGGATCCAATCCCTGTGGTAATTGAACTATGCTTCCCGCGCCTGCCGTTGCTTCTGTATCAACTGTCTTAACCAATGAAGGATGATTTGTTAGCCTAATAATCTGTTCAATTTCTGAGGACATCTCATACAGTTCTTTCTGTATGTCTGCCCAATCGCCTGCTGGTGAAATACCAATGCCTCTTGTTTGGCTTCTCTGTGCATACACACATACCGCTGGTATTCTGCCAAGTTCGTTTGGCATAGTCATTGCCAACTCGCCTGTTTGATTGCTACCATCAATTACATAAACATTGATTTCTTCTGGTGTGTATTCTCTAACATACTGCTTGTCATTTACCACTTCTTCCTTAACCTTTAGGTATGAAAGAGTGTATAATCCATTTGGCTGTCTTGAGTATTCCCAATCCAACACATTGTCTGGTGAGAACATACTAACATAAGGACGAATGCCCTGCTGTAATTCATCCGCTCTGGTTAGTGTCTGTGCGTTTGGTTTATCCACAATTACCCAAACATTACCATACACCATTGCCATGGCACTCATTTCTCTTACAAACTGATGAAAACTTCTACCATCCAAGTCAGCGTCTGCAAGGAAAGGCTCTAACCCAGGATCGTTTTCAATTGATCCAAATAGTCTCTTTGGATCTCTGCGGAACAAGAATGAATTGTATATACCAATGATTGATTTTACGTGATTATCTAACCCAAGCATTCTTAGGCGTTTTTCATAATCATCTCTTGATTCATAATAATATGGCTCCAAATATTTTCCTAAGAAATATTCGTAACCACCGTTGTAAGAGTCTCCCAAGAAAATCCAACGATTAAGATAGTGTTTGTAAGACGGATGTGCCTCCACTATGAAATCAACGGCTAACTTGGAATCACCCTTTAATACTCTGTCTCTAATAACGGGCATCTAGTTCCATCTCCTTGCTGTTTGATTGTTACCTGAGAATGCCCATCTTTGTGGTTCCTGTGGTGCATATTCAGTGCGAACTGGATATAAGAAATCAATGAGATAACCTACTGCGTCAGCCATATGATCCAGTTTTCCGTCCTTGTCTATGACGTTTGTTCCTGGTTTATAAACCATTTTTTCCAAACTGTTAATAATGTTCTTACACTTGGGATCAATATACAGTTGTATATCTCCCCTTGCGTTCTTTAATTTACTATTTACTGCATTTACCCTATCACGAACTGGAGTGTGGCTGTTTCTAGCCTGCACATTGAATCCTGCATTCTGTAGGATTGAAATGTCCGTCTTGCCTCCTGCACTTGAACGCCTTTGGCGTCCTGCTGGATCTGGATAGATGTTAATTTTTGAATTTGGATATCTGCGTTTTAGTTCATCACAGGTCTCCTCAGTGCTTGAACTATCCAATAACAGTTCATCAATGAAATAGACACTGCCATTCTCAATGATTGCTATGGCACTGGCTAAGGCGCCCACATTAAAATCCTGTCCTATGTATATTTCATTAACGTCTGGATTAGGATATGATTTAAGATGT